GACAGCATCTGGATCCGGTTCGGACAAAAGCTTACCGTCATCGGAGAACACACGACTAAGGAAACCCGATAGAAACATCGGGAGACCCCCTCTTTTTCTAAAACCCGAAAAAGAGGTAGAGTCCACAAAGCCCACCTCCAAACTTTTTTGGAAGTCAGAGGCGAATTGTGGAAGGGTGATCGTCAGAAACGATAACCCCTCGTGTGAAACTCGATCGGAGACTGTTTTATAGTCCCGATCTGTGCTGGTTTGACACCAGCCTCCAAGTTCTTTGGAGGCCATCTGCCAGAGCAACATCAGGCTTTTCAACTTGCCTCCTGATAGAGGTCGAGTTCCCGAGCCATGAATGTTGCCAACCCGGAATAGCGACTGTCTAGTTCTCTCCACCCAAAAGCTGCGTGACGCGGGCACCGGAGCTGGCCGTCAGATACGCTGTAAGCGCATCGACGATCTGCTTCTGTTCCGTAATCGTGTAGCCCTGGATGGGGACGTCGACAACGAGGTAAGCCGACATCGAAACGCTCTGGTTAAGAGACGTGTCGAACGGGTTACTCGCGATCTTCGAGCAGTCCAATCGGACTGTTCGACGCGTGCGCTTGCCGTACTGATGGGAAACCTTCAGTACAACAGTAGCATCGTCCTTGGAAAAAGTTCCAGCGTTTACGCCGGAGCTAGTCCTAGGAAGAGACTGTGCGACCGCATTGATCGTCACAGATTGTGGATCGGCGAAACTCATGACAATTGCTCCTTGCTTGTGCTGCATGACTGCAGCAGGACAGTGGATAGAAAAGGCGCTATCGGCTCCGGGATAATCCCAGAGCTGCCATGATAGCGACCTGCCTTTCCGTGAAATCCGGAAAGGTCAGTCCAAACCCGAAGGGCGTTGCCCTACGACGAGTCTTCACTGTGTTAGTGAAGACCTGTGTAAGGTCAGGTACTGTCCCACTTTTTAGTGGGATATCCCTGATGCTGTACTGAGCTCTCAAGATGGACTTCTCCATCATGTAGCCGTACGGCATAACGAGACCGTCCTGACTAAACTGAGTGACGTTGTGAACAAGGTCACCAGTATTAGCGAACCAGTCTGCGGCCCAGCTCCACGGGGCTAGGTTCCAAACAACCTCAGGGGTGATTTTCACACCATAGAGTTTGTTTAACCGCTGGAGATGCCTCTTCCACTCACCATCTGGGCCCGAATCGGACTCAAGATAGTAAGTGAAAGCTCCAGAGAACCATCTTTCACGTGTCAGTTTATGTTCAACATGACAGTCAAAGAGGTTCGAGCCCTGTGTGTAGAGATTGTTGAAGATGGGGCCAGGTTGAATAGACCTGGGAACAACCTCAGCCAAAACAATCTCTTCCAGTTTAGGGAAGGTGTACCTGCGTCGAACCCTGCGTCCGGAATCACGTTTAAACTGCGCGTAAATCTTGTCAGAATCGCGCACAGCGTGAATCCATTTCACAAGGTCGGCGATCATAGGTTTCCAACCGAACTCAACGTTCAGGTATTCATCGCCTGCTTTCTTGGCGAATCGGACCTGATCCTTGAAAAGGGAGGTACCTACGATTCTGGGAAATCCCTCTCGAAGTTCTCCGAGAGCGACTGCCAGACCGGCAACAGGGTTGGTGGGAAGGACACGGGAAATTGCTGTCGTGCCAAGAGCGTCGATCTCTGATTGAGTCGACGCCTCGACAGGAAAGAAATTTTCCATGCCACTAGCATAGTAACGAATATACGGATAGATATGGCCTTTGTAATACTGGCCATAACCGTCCGGAAATTCAGTTACATGGACATACGGGGAGTTATCCCAGTATGTCACTTGCTGCGAGAAGAACTCGCCACCAACGTCATCATTCTGTTTGCCAAGAAGGCGAACATTATGACCTTCTGATACAGTTGTCTGTATCGAATGTAGACTAGAGGCTGGCTGAAACTCAACGTGAACATCCCATTGAGGGACATCACGATTAGTAGAGCCAGAGTACTCTCGGCTTGCGACTAATTGTCGCTTGCGCGTTTTCGTCTGCATCCTAAACTAGCTCCAAACGGGTTTTGGTAGTTGATGATTCTATGCACTGCATGGAGTGTGTCAACCATCACTGGGAGGCCTCTAGGGGCC